TCAGATTAAAACAGCAAGCGATTAATCGAATTAATGGACAAATTGGTAACGTGCCAATCAAAAGCCTGTCCTTTGACATCATTCAACGCTATTTGAGTTATCTCAATGAAATGGATCTATCACGGTCAACAATCGAAGCCGACTATGACGTGATACGTGGCGTGGCAATTAAAGCAATGCGTGAAAATCTGATAGCCGATAACATCTTACTCGGTATTAAAATACCAGACGGTAAACGCCCTAGAGAAATTTGGTGGTGGACTATCGACACATTCAAAGAATTTTTTGATAAGCAAAATGCCAGAATTGAAAAATTATCCAACACAAAAAAACAATCATATATGTATTCGAGTATTCGAGATTTAACCATGATATATATTATGGGTGCGTGCGGCTTGCGTGTTGGTGAAGTATGTGGACTGTTAACATCTTCGTATGACGGTGTGAACCACGTTATCAAAGTTCACCACAATCTAACTGCCACTAAAACAGGTGGCGGTGTTCATGCCTATCAACGACAAGATTTTTTGAAAACTAATTCGTCATATCGTGAAGTGCCAATGCCAGAAACCGCTTGGCAAGCCGTTGACCGTTGGCTAGAAGTTAGATCTAAATTAATGGGTATACCTGAAACCAAGTCTGACCATTCTATGTTCATGTCCACCCAGACACCAGAAATGCCAATCATACCTACCAGAGTTGACGCACAATTAACTGAAATCTGTAAACGGTTTGATTTACCGCCAATCACTCCACACGGTTTGCGACACACTTACGCAAGCTTTCTATATCAATCTAACGTGCCAGCTAAGCAAGCACAAATGCTACTCGGTCATTCGACAATTAGAACAACGCTAGATACGTACACTCATGTATCGAAAAATGATAACCGAAAAGCGATTAACTTACTGGAAAAATATTTAGCTTAAAAAGTAAAAATATTTAGCTTAAAAAGTAAAAATAGAAATTAATGTGGGTGTTTTGTGGGTGTGATATGTATTTGAATATAAATTCAAGTTATATTTCCTTATGTATCAATGCTTTCATCGGTTTAATTAAAACTAAGTATAATATCCTCCCCATGCGATATTATTGCCTATACGTGCTTTTTATGGTTATTTGAATATTTAATCATCATTGATTTAACAGTGTTTTAATAGTAGAAACAATTTTTAAAATGATATAACCGCATATATTTGCTTATTTTTTCGTGGGTATTTAGTGGGTTTACCCTTAATTTTGCGTATCTAATATATAAAGGGGTTGAAAATATGATACTTTATCAATTATCTGTAATTAAGAAGAATGGTGATGTTCATAAGCTAATTCAGACTGGCATGTTAATTCAACACTATTTCAATGGCGTTCTGATAACTGACGTGGTGGAAGATAATTCAGACGACGCAAAGTTGTGGTTCAGATTAACTCGGTATGAAATTGCAAACGAAAAGGACTGATTAACGTCAGCCCTTTTTTAGATTAAACTATTTTGTTTTTTCAACGCTTGCATTAGATCTAATGCGAACATCTCTTGTTTCCGTTCTCCAACTTCTAACTTGATTTCCTGTTCTCTCGTGCCTATTTCTGAACTAATAAAATCATAATCAATGAAAAATCGTTCCTTTTTATTCTGACCCATAATTTCAAATTCTCGACTAAATGCCCATAGTTTGAAATTGCCTTGTTCCAGAATATCTTCGTTCAATTCTTGAATTAACAAATTGCTATCGTAACTATTTTTCAAAATTATCACCGCCTGTATTTTCTTCACGGTAGATACGATTGATTTCAATCATATCAGTTGGTGTGGCATGCAACTTCACAAATGACTTTACCGCACTGAAAAGGCGGTCATGCCTATACTTAACTGGGTTTTCCGCCTTATCACGTTCACGCTTGTTTTTCTGTGCTCGTTTAACCTGTTCACTTCTCGCCATTAATAGTTATCCTCCTCGTTTTCAACTTCGCTTTCGATAATTCTAAATTCGTTATCAATGCCCCAATCTTTAACTTGGCTATCAAAGGCGTGCCATTCTTCGCCATTCAAGATAACTAGTGTGTCCATTTCTGAAAATTGTTGTGTAATAATTGCAACTGGTTCGTTATATGCTGGTGATCCATTGGCTAGATCTAAACGGTCGCTTAGAAATTCACTAGCGTTTTCTGGGTCTTCGTCAACAATCATTTGTACATATTGATTATACGACTTGAAAATGCTCATTTGAACATATTTCTTTGAATTAGGGTTTTGAGTTGTTTGCATTAGGTCGGCAATTTTTTGCATGTTTTCTAAGTTTAATTTCATTTTGATTATCTCCTTTTATTTCACGATAGTAACATAGTTGATTTCATCTGGTTCATAAGCCATTGAGCTTCCGTCATCTTCTTTGATGTGGTATGAAATTTTGATGTCCTTTTTGTCGTTGTCCTTAACTTGCTTGAAAGTGTAGCTGTTGCCTTTGATTGTGGCAAATAATAAAGATCCATCTGCTTTTTTAAATGTTACTGGATAATAGTAACCGCTGAATGTATCCTTTGGTACTCCGATTAGAGATACATTAACTTCTGCTTCGTTCATTTCTAGTGTGGCGATCTTTTCTGCGTATGTCATTTTAAAAACTCCCTTTCATTTATCTTTCTATATCTATATTATATACCTAGGTATATAATAAATCAACAACTTTATTCATAAACTCCATAATATATTTTTTCACCTTCGATTTTAACTTGATCTCCCCAACCATCATCAAGAAATTCAAGTACGTATGATTTGAATTTTTCAAATGTGGTAACATCACTCATTTCAATAACATCATTGAAGCTACCTAATGCAACCCCACCAGATACCCATTGTTCCCCGTCTGCGTCTGGTTCTCCGTATTTAGTGTACCTAGCAAGCTCTTTAGCTTGTGTGTATGTCAGCTCCCCGTGTTCCAATTTGAAAGGTGCTTTGATACTTTCAATCTCTCCATATAATTCTGAATTTACTTTTGTCATTTTAATTTCCCCTTTTCTTTATCTTTACTATACATATATTATATACCTAGGTATATATAATTACCAGCGTTTTTACTTAATTTGTTTAATTAATTGCAAAATAAAAAGCGACTATTAATGTCGCTTTACTAGGTAGATGTCGCCATATATTGTGGTATCAGTTCCGAACCAGTCCATGACAGTTGGCTCTTTACTGAACACTTGGAAACGTCCTTTTAATTTTTCGTCTATATCGTCAATCGTGATTGATATACCTTTTAATTCATCACGCTCAACATAATTGTCTAGATCTAATTTTTTAAATTCAATAATGCTATCAAAAAAGAAAATAGTAAAACTGCCAAACTGGTTACCAGCGTTAACGAAGTGGTGAATACCATCTACCATGATGTTCACTCCATTACCTTCTGTTTCGAGTTCATACTTCTTTTCCGCATAATAATGTTCATCTGGTTCAATTATATTGTCTAAGTCCAATTGGTCATAATATTCTGCCAGTCGGTGTATCTTTATCCATCTTGTGTTTTCCAAATTACTTTTGCCACCGAAATAGTTTCTTCTCATTGTTGTGGCTGTTTCAGTTTTAGCGTGCATTATTGTAGCAAGCTCTTTATCGCCAACTTTTTTCATTGAAATAACCGCATGCGCCTTTTCTAAATCGTTCATAATATCCTCCAAAACAATCATGTCAAACGAGCATAACATATTTTATTGCACAAAAAAAGCACCCACAATTAAGTGGATGCTCAAATTAAATTATTCAAAAGTTCCTAACGCTTCACCAGTGTTGCCATCACGCACGGCAATATAGTGCACATAGCCATCGTTGCCTCGGTATGCCACATAGACGCAGCCATTAGCACGCACATAGCCGAAGTAATGTATCTTAGCTTCGCCGGCTGAAAAGCCAATATATGACGTTTGTTGACGGCCGGGATATGCCCAATCACGTAGATAAGTGCCGGGCGTGAAGTAGCCATCTTCTTTCGTCACACGGGTGCCATCGTCATCATACCAATATGAACTAGATGATTGCGTGCTTGATTGTGATTGGCTAGGCATGGTTTGTGCCGGTGTGGAATTACTTGAGCCGCCTAAACTCGAATAACCGTTCACAACATCACGTCCAAGTTGACTAATTGATACGCCCCATTTTGCTAAATAAGCGGTTGGGTCTTGGTGGTCACCCCAAAAGTTTTGGCTGACAAATTGATGAGTAATGATGCCGCCATTAGCATTATTGAACTGCAGTGGAATACCGAACTGCACCGCAGAATTATGTGCTAATTCCACATAACTCGCATAGTCTTGCTTGAATTGTTCATACGTTGACGCATGCCCAAGTTCGATTTGAACTGGTGAATTGTTATTTGCATAACTACCAGCTCCCCAAGCCACATACCCAGGTTCACCAATCTTGAATACTTGGCCGCCGTCGCCAACAGTGTACTGCGTGTAGGCTTGTGCAGTAGACCAATTGCTTTTGAAGTAGTTAGCATTGGCCCTCGCACCGCTTTCAGTACCCACATCGTGCAAAACAACAAATTTGTTGTTAGTTCGTGTGCTATCACCTTCGTTTGCGCTAAAAGCGTATGTGTTATCAACCGTATATGCGTTGGCCGTAAGTGGTGACAAAGCTAAAATAGCTGGTGCCACTAAAAAAGCCGTTGCGGTTGCAACGACTGTCTTTGTTAATTTGTTATTTTTGTTCTTCATTATTATCTCCTTTGGGTTTGTTTGTATCAGTCAAAATCCCAGCTGCAGCTAACAGTGATAGTACAGCGGTGACCGTACTGTAGAGTGTTGTAGCATCTGTAGGCTTGACTACGACACCAAGCGCTGCCAAAACAGACACCACAGCCCCAATCACAGCAGACCCCAGTGCTGCCCAAGCTTTAACAGATTTAACGTTAAAATTAATTTTCATGTTTTCAATCCTTTCTATCCGTGCGATTAAACAACGTCTTAATCTCTTCATCATGTTTCATCAAATGCACATCATGCTGATCAAGTCGTCTATCGTGTTCCTTGTGGACCGTGTCTGCATTACTGCCAATTCCCTTAACCTGTTTAGTTAATTGGTCGATTGACTTCTGCAATGCTTTGTTAGACCATTCCATTGGTCTCGTTACTGAAACGTGCATTAGATACGTAAAAAAGCCAATTAAAACACCAACAATCGTGATGATCGAAGCTAACTCATCCCACGTTAATCCAAAAAATAAATGTGGTCCCATAGTCATTGCCCCTTTTCCGCAGGCAATTATGCCACATAATCCTGCCCTGTGAATTCCTTATATTGAGCAGATGTGATAATCCCTAAAACAACATAAGGTTTAATGTCACAATGCCAGTTAGCCATTTGTTTAACGAAGTCTGCCATTATGCTGCACCTCCATTATCAGTTGTTGTTGTGCCTGCTGCTGGCCTTGCATTAGCTTGTGCCAACTGAACTGTTAAACTGGCAACCTGTTGTCCTAATGTATTAATCATTAACTGTTCAGAACTGGGTTTCGGTGCCAATTCTGGATGTTCTTTTAGATAAGCAGCAGTTTGTGCATCTTGTGCCGCTTGCCATGTTTCTTTGTCGTTCCCAACCCATTTAGTGCCATCAAACGTTGCTGGTTGATATAGCCCTTGTTCTGGAGCTATTTCAGTTTCGCCAGCTGCAAGTGTGTAGTCGCCTTCGACTAGATTAGATCCTTGGAACTCTTTTGATGTTTCATCAAATAAATAAATTACTTTTTCTGCCATGTTCTATCTCCTTTATTGTTCTTCCCATAAGAATAAGGTTAATTTGTCTTAATCACACAAATTAGGTCAACGAAAAACGATTCGTAAGTTTGAAAATCAACACGGGGCGTAAGTGATAGTTCACCTTTAACAGATAAACCAAACGCCATTGGTAAGCCACCATTTGAAACAGTTCCACGTCCAACGATACTTTTGCAATTTCCAACTGTATTGTCAATCAATGAAAATACTTCTTGTGGTAAATTGACAATTGTTTCCGGTGTGCCGCTTTTAATTACTCCCGTGTTATTATTCAAAGAAATGTATCCAGTAATATATACGTGTTTCAGCCCGGTATTTCCAAACGTTACAATTCGATACGATAATGTGCTGGTACTAGTGCTAAAGCCATTAACGTAAACTATCCCGTCTTGTTTCCAACCTGTGTCGGTTGTTAAATTGTCCAAGTCATTTGCATTTAGTTTGTCCAACCAACCCGTATCTTTTGTTACTGCTGTATATGCCATTATTCAGCACCACCTTTCAGTAGTGTTGAACTGTTGAGAGAGTAGCGTTTAGCTATCCACCCCGAAATTTCAAATTTAATTTTCATGTTGTTCTCCTTTACCATGTTGTTACCTGTTGCCATGCGCCCCAAGTCGTTGCATTGGTGTTGACACGTACATATTCGGTTGCCTTTCCAGCAACTCCAATCTTGTATGTTTGGAACACTGAACCGCTTGTTGCCGCTTCTGTGGCCGGGGTAACAACGTCAGTTGTCAAATATCCATAAGTTGTGTCGTTTGGAGCGACACCCACCACTGAACTATTCGTGATATGAGTTACTGTCAGCCCTAGGGAATTGTCCACATATTGTTGTGGTGTGAAAGCTGTTGTTCGATTGAGCTGAATTTTCAAATTAGCAATCGTAGCGCGAATATCCGTGATGTCTTTTTCAGATAATATTGCATTATCGGTAATCAATTTCTGATAATTTGTGATTAACGCTTCGAGTGCGGCAATGTTCTTGTTCAACGTACTATCTTTATCGGTTATTTCACTGACTGTTGAATTAATTTGAGTTTCGTTATCTGAAATATACTGTTTCATTTCAGTAATCAAGGTTTCAAGTTCGGTGTAATAAGGCTTGCTGTCTATACCAAACTCGACACTATTAGCCAATACGTGAATACCAACATTGACTGTTGAAATTACTGTACCGTCAGCGTCCGTGATACCGAAAAATGTAGTCGTATAGTCCCAATCACCTTCAACTTGAAATGTGCCACCTGGGATGTAGAATGTTATTTTTCCAATCTGTAAGTTATCGCCTGTTTGGTCAGCCTTTGCGAAATCAACTAATTTGAAAGCTGTTCCGTTAGCGTCCTTGCCAGCGAAATATACAGAATACTTCGTCAAATCTAATGGCAAGCCATTCTGCTTGAACCACAGTTTTGTGAACGATTGGCTATCTCCAACTCGCCCATTAAAGCTAGGAGCTAGATCAATTTTTGTTGGCGTTGGCTTCATGATGTCAACGACCGTATATGAATTTACTGCCAATTAATTTTCCTCCTTCACGAATAAATTATTGTAAAAAGAAAGACAATCATTGAGTTTGTTCTCAATAATCGTCCAATTTAAATTGATGTTATTTCTGAAATCGTCATTGAGTGCCAATTGTGTTGGCAACCACAAACTAATTTCTGTGGTGTCAGTATAATCTGGCTCTCCAACAATTCCGTGTTCGTTATATTGGCTCACGAGCGAATTAACGATTACTTGCAATTGCTTAAATTGAGCGTTCAACCATAAATATGCTTGGCGGTTCAAATAGCTTGCGTTGAGTGTTGGCAAGGTAGTCTTGTCTGGAACTCCTTCTGCAAAGATTGAGTTGTCTAATGTATATAGCTCGTTCAATTGATTAATAATCAGTGTAGAATTGTTCTGCACGTTATCCGTTAATTGCTTACCAGTGAAGCCATCTGGTAATCTTGCTAATGCTAAATTTTCTGTCATACGTCCCTCCTACCAAGTCGTCATAAGTTCCCACGCACTCCAATCAGTCGTTGATATGCCTACACGTTTGAATGTAAATGGTCGTTTAGCATCCGTTATTTCAGCAGTCTGTATTGGACCACCAAAACCTGCATTATTGCCAGGAACTTTTGTAGTAAGCACACAATATGTTGATGTGTACCCGTTTGGCATTGTGATACCTAATGAACTAGTGTTTTTAAAATGTTGAACTGTCTGAGCAGGCCAATTAGTTAAACATTGTGTGGGTGTCCAATTAGTTACCCTATCAGTATCAAGAATATTATTGCTCTGTGGACCTTGTGCGCCAGTGTCACCCTTAGATCCCTTGATATTAGTTAGTGGGTCCCCGTAGTCAAAAGTTCCACCGCCCTCATCCGCGCCACCAACCACTACATTAGTAATCTGATACATGTTGCCAATTAGATCAATAATGGTATCTCCAACCTTAGGTGGATTAGCCGTTGTAGGCGTGGGTTTCAAATCTGACCACCAACTTCCAAGTCTATTAGCTTTTCGGTCATACGGATAAGTCCAAATTGACTGTCCATTAGCTCCTTGTGGCCCTTGTGCACCGGTATCGCCCTTAGCACCATCTTTACCAGCAATGCCCTGTGGACCTTGTGCGCCAGTGTCACCTTTTTCTCCCTGTGGGCCTTGGGGACCAATCAATCCAGTATCACCTTTATCGCCTTGCGGACCGGTTGCACCTATTGGACCGGTTGCACCTTGCGTTCCTTGTGTTCCTTGAGCACCTGTATCTCCCTTGTCCCCTTTGTCACCCTTAGCACCTTGGATGGTACCAATTTTAGGCTTAATTAGAGTCCACATTCTATCAGCGTCAATTTCTCTAAAAATGAAGCCAAACGGGGTTAAAGCTGAATAAAAACTATTGCCACCTGTTGAATATCCGTAAGCACGACCGCCGCCTAAACCAGTAGTATCAATTCCTGTTCCGACATAAGCTCCGGCAGTTGGAGTAGCTGGTTCATATGGATCTAATGTGATTGGGGTTGAACCAACTGTGATTAGTTTACCCGTCTTGTCATATGACTTATCGAGTGCACCTGTATATGAACCAATGCCACCAGAACTGGTATATTGCCACGCGTCATAATTAGCTGGCTCATATCCATATTGAGCAGTACCGTCATTCGTTCCATAAGCCGCTATCCAACGATAGATACCGGAATTAACTAAACTATCATTATTGAATTTTGACTTGTAAAGCGAACCGCCAGTATACAAACCGGCTTTCCACCCGGCCTGTTTCCAAGCAGTAAAAAAATCGTTAGCTTGTGAACCCCAATCACCAGATATACTGGTATCTTCGAAGTCCAAAAACATATATGACGATTTAGGTAAACCGAGTGAAATTGCATTAGAAATTGAAAAATCGACTTCACCAGTTTCACCTTGATAATAGTGATAACCGTGAACAATCAAGCCAACAGACTGTGCTTTTGCAATATGCTCACGTGCATAATCTTCGTAGACAGTACCATGCGATAACTGAATAATTACCGCTTTAACACCAGCGTTTACCATGCCTTGCCAGTCCAGAGAATTAGGGTCTTGATATTTAGCTAAATCAACTACGTTCAATGTTGCTGCCAAATTCATCAACCTCCGTTCCTGTCCAAGCGTTATCTGTGATTATTGTTCCACTACCGCCTTGTTGCTTCGAGCTGCCAAGAGCGGATAACTCATTAACTTTATCGTTGAACTTCCGTTGAACTTGAAGCAATGAATTGACATTCGCCTTGTTAGAATTGCCCGTCGTAACCGTGTAGGTCGTGGGGTCAAAAGTGTAAGGTGTGGCAGATATTTCTGCAATCATCATTTCAGTATTGACGTTTAGTTGGTCAGATCTAATCGTAACCATGTCTCCCCAATCGAAATCATCAAAGTTTCCTTTGTAGGTAACTGTGAATGTTGAAGTTGGAACTGATGTTGAGTTAACTGACTTACTAGCGCTTGAATTAAGTTGACTAGTAGAAGTTGCGTCATCACTTGTTACGTCATCTCCATACCATTCGCCATAAGCTGAAATACTGTCATCATCACGGTATTCACCCAAAGCAGCGTTATCCTTGCCGTACATACGAACAACGTTCGCCAACGAAGTAACGTCCCAAGCAATATTCGCTTGAGTGCTATCAGCGTCATAATTGATCACTTTTCCAGTTTCTTTTTTGAAACTATCCAGCGACTGAAAAATCAGCTTGTTGTTGTCAGCAGTGTAGACCCAACCCATTTGACCGATAATGTACGTGTTAATCATGTCCAAAGCCGATTGCCTATCCATTGAGCTAATCTGGGTGGTATCGTTACCGATTACTTCGATCGAGTAGCCATATTTGTTTCCATCAAATGCCATGTGCATTAGTTGACTAGCTGAATAAGTCGGTATCGTAGCGGTGATCGTATTGCCGTTGTCATCAGTCGTATCTTCAACTGAAAATGGTGTGATGTTAGGTCGCCACCGTTGAACCGTGAACATGCCATGAGTTGCCACAATCTGTTTCGTTGGTATCCCGTCAGTAACATCATAGGTTGGTTGCTCAATCGAGAACCATTGCCCATGCCACTTGACTTGTGCCTTAGATTGCAACAGATTAAAAGCCACAATACTATCGTCATATTTGTAGGCTGTGAACGTTATCTGCCACGTTGAATTGAATGATTTATCAAGCTGGAAACTTGAATAATCAAGTCCAGCCAATATTTCTTCTTGCTTGCTATCCTTATCTCTCACAAGCACGACATCACGCAATTATAAGAAATACCAAGCAAAGTCGAACGTTGATGTAACGCTAGACATGCCTGTGATTTCAATTTGATTGAAGCCTTTTTCAAGTTCTATCCAACCGTGATTGGAATTGATACCCACTTGTTTGTCATTTAGATAAGGGTTGACTTTGACAAGTTGCAAGGTATCAGAACCCGAAATCGCATTGTTATATGCGAATGAAGTTCCATTCGTTTTGTTCGTGATAGTTGGTGTTCCCGTTCCTTTAATCGTGATTGTTAATTCATGATGTTGAAGCAACGGGTCAACCTTAATATCACTTGCATTGTATATTTGAAAGCTCGAATTTGTATGCGTGTATGAAAAATCGGATAGTGGCAAATTCATACCAATACCAGAATATGATTGTTTATCGTTCTCCCAATCAAGAGTGTTCACAATGCTTTTTGAATATCCATTCAGATTAGTGAACAGAACATCAACCAACACCCAATTTTCGTCATTTTCCACTGTGGTAACTTGTCCAGCTTTCACCAACCAGCGTTTGAATAGTTCATCACCATCAACCAACCAGAATGGTTCACGGGTAGCAAAATATTGTTGAAGTGCATTAACAGCTAGATCACTATCAATTCCATCAATCGTTCGGCCAACGAAATGTGCAGTCAATGCACGAGTTTCATATCTCGTACTATCGACTGTCTGCCCATCTACACCTTGAATAGTTCTTAGGGTGTCAACTGGGTTAGCTTTCGCAATGTCGAGCTTAAAACAATACAAATCTTGCAAATTTGCCACGTCATACATGCTAGTATATATTTTCCCATCCATTGACTTAGATAACTCAATTGGGTTGAACATTAGCCAGTTATCAGTTTCATTGAAGCGGTATGCGTGTGGCTTTTCTTTTGAACTTAAAACTTGAATACTCAATTTATTGCTCCTTTCTAATTAAGTTGATAGCCTAGAATATTCATCTGGCGGTTACCTGTTTGATTTACCTTTTTCGTAACCTTGTCGCTATCCATATAGATGTCTGAGTTTTTATCCAACAGCTTCTTGGTGTTTTCCGCAACTTGAGCCATAACACTTACTAACGAATTACCGTCCTCATCAGTGCTTGATTGAGCCTGTGTAACAGTGGTAACTGGTTTGAAGTGTGATTGACTGTATTTATTGCTTCCAAGCGATACGGGGTTATTTCTGGCTATATCTCTCATTGCAGACACCGCTAAATTTAATGCGTTTGGTTTGCGTGGGTTAATCACATATTCGTCGCCATCTTCCGCAATAGGCGAAATTTGTGGCGTTAATACGTGTCCGCCTTCTGCCCAACCGTGTCCAAGACCAATATTGCCCCAACCACCTTCGCCACCATGGTTCAGTGCATTGATTGCAGCTCTAATCTGGTCAGCACCGTTGAGAATATCTCCGTGTCCAGCAGTTGCCCAATGAGCAAAAGTAGACGGGATAAATTGAAGCAGTCCTTGTGCTGGGTGTCCTTGTTGGGAATTAATGTCGCTAATTCCTTGCTTGATTGTGGGGTTACCACCACTTTCAGTGCCAATCTGCTTCAATAGCTTATTGACTTGACCAGACGACAAACCACCCATTTGTTCACCAATGGCTTCGATAATTGAGCGCCAACGTTCAACACCCGAACCACCTGGGTTTTCAAATTCAGTATTCAATTTCTTGAATAGATCTTCAAACCACTTTTTGCCCTTGCCAATCATCCAGTGTCCTTCTGCTGGCGCTAAATCTTTAATCAATTCAGCGTTTCCAGCAAGCGAACCAATGGTTTTATCGAACACGCCTGTTACTGCTTTGACCGGGTCTTTGATGAACTTTTTAATGGCTTCCATCTTGTCGCCAAGATATTTTTCAGCGTCTCCCAATTTGTCGCCAGCCCAATCAACCGCACCAGATACCGTATCGAGAATTGAGCCACCAGCAAAGTGGCGTAAGCCTAATAAATCTCTTGTCTGACTAGCTGAATAAACTGTGTCGCCTTTGTCCAGCTTGGCTAGTGTGTTGATACCATTAACGAGATATGATTGTCCATTGGCTTTTCGTACCATTTCACGATTATTGGTTTCTGGACTGTCGTTACCGTCATTTAAGACCGCGAGCGTGTCCTTATCCAACTGACCGTTAGTCGTACCATTAGCCAATTTGTGAATTTTAGGTATAGCAGATTTTGAGCCACCGAACGTGTGAATAACACTATCGATACCACCAATACCACCATTCAGAACGCCAATAACTCCGTTCATTGCTGATTTAGCAGTATTCGCAATGCCACCAAAAATGTTACCAAAGAAATCACTAGCTGATTGCCAGCATGAGTTCCATGACTTACCAAAGCCAGTTGAAAACTTTTTCCACCACTTGTCAATACCGCTACCCCAACCGTTCAATGTTTGTCGCATATCACCAGTTTTGCCACTTAAATAGTTGCCAAGCTCGTTCCAATCTTTATCCCAATCTTTCGAGAACCCTTTGTACCACTTGCCTAATGATTTAGTAATGTCGCTCCACGTATCACTAGCGCCCTTTTTGATACCATCTCCAAAGTCGGCTAGTTTTGACCAATCTTTATCCCATGTTTTCTTGAAGCCACCTTGCCATTTAGTGAATGATTTAGTGATATCGTCCCAAGATTTAGAAGCAGATCTAGAAATAGTTGAACCAAAATCACCCAACTTATTCCATGACTTATTCCACGTCTTGCCAAACCCTTTGAACCATTTATCAAATGACTTGGAAATATCATTCCAGCTTGGAGCTTTGACACTTAACATCTTTTTAGTGCCTTTTTCCCACGTCTTTTTTGCGGACTTGGCAAAGCCACCTACCCACTTATTAAACGACTTGGTAATGTCGTTCCAACGTGGAGAATTTATTGCCAACGAAGATTTAGTAATTTTCTGCCAAGTCTTTTTAGCGCTCTTGCCAAAACCACTTACCCATTTACTAAATGAAGTGTCAATTTGCCCTAAACTCTTGCCAATTGATTTTTTCCAACCAGCACCGTTGCCAAAAATTTTGCTTGCAGTATTCATCAATGCTCGTGCATTGAGTGCCATACCAGCATTAGACAAGCCAAATTCTGCGCCCTTGATTATCTTGGTACTAGTTGAATCGCTGTCCTTAATACTAGCACCTTTGCGAGTTGTTTCAGTATATGTCTTCTTTCCTCCCGAGCTTGCCATATCTGAATTGCTTGCATTATCTGATGAATATTTTTTTTGTAGATCTTCAACAGTTTCACCAACGTACTTGCCAATGAATTTTCCAATCGTACCGCCTAGGGCAGCACCAGCTGGGCCGCCAAAGAACATGCCGATGCCAGTTCCGATACCGAAACCAGAAACTTGCCCAATTGACTTGAATTTCTCATCAACTGTTCCACCTTTGCCAAAAGCCACGCCAATATCTTTCACGACGTCAGCGAAACTATATGCAAAAGCGATACCAACTGTGATTTTTCCAAGATTGGAATTGAGCGCAGTACCAAGTTTTCCTTGAACACCGCTTAAAGCAGTACCAATTTGTCCGATAGCGTCCTTAGCACCAGTTGCGGTGGTTAATGTGTTCAAAATTTCAAGATTAGAAAAACTAATACCAGCAATTAACTTCAAGCCTTGATATATTTCAGCAACACCTTTACCAGCAAGAACTAATTTTGACCCTATGAAATACGTGCCAAAAACAGCCCCTACCGCTTCAATCGCTTCTTTATGACTAGCGATTTCCTTTAATGCGTTGGCTATCGTGGTCGTGCTACCAGCACCATCACTGAACCCATGTCCAGTGATTAAGCTCATAACGGTTGCGAAACTATCCCAAGCACCTTTTGCCAACTCACCGCCAATAGTTCCAATCGATTTAACAATAGACATCAATTCCGAGCCGTGGTCAACAAGATACTTAGCACCTTTGTCTGCAACTTTTTTCAAGCTGTCTGATAAATCGTTAATCTCTTTAGTTGCACCTTTTGAGCTTAGACCTTTGGCTAACGTCTGTGATACTTCGTTAATAGCTGGCAAGAATGCCAACCCTACTTCTTGGTCAAATAATGTAACGGCTTGTTTAGCCCGTTCAGATTGCATTTTGACCGTTTCAGAGTTCTTTTTCGCCAGTTTTTCAACATAATCGTTGTCAGCACTCTCTTTGACCTTTTGGTTCAATTTATCGAGTTTGTCGGCATTATCAGCCAAAATCAATGCGGCTTGCTCACCAGTTGTACCGAAAATCTTTTTCATTAAATCAATTTGGTCACCTTGTCCCATTCCTTGCATTTTGTCGTGCAAGATACCCATGCTGTCCGAAATTGATTTCATTGAGCCATCTTTTTTCTTGAAATCGTCCATAGACAAACCAAGATTTTCGATAGCAGATTTAGCGGTGGCAGTTGGTGAAGCTAAAGATGTCAAAACTTTTCTAAGCCCAGTACCAGCCTTGTCCGCTTCAAGTCCGTTGTTACTCAAGATACCAATTGCACTTGAAGTTTCAGATAACGAATAGCCAGCGGTATGTGCAGAAGCACCAACGTACTCCATTGCCACACCCATGTCGCTAAAATCAGTAGCAGTCATGTCAGCCGCATACGCTAGATCGTTCACAACAGTTTTTGTGTTCTTAATCATGCCCTTAACACTGTCGGTTTTCATGCCGAACGCTTCGAGGGTTTGCGAAGATACCTTAACTACATCTGAAAATTCATCACCACTTGCCACACTGGCTTGCAGTTCAGATTTCATAGCGCCTAACGCTTGTTTAGATGAATAACCACGTTTGGTTAAATCTTGATAAGCGTCAGCGATACTAGTTTGCGATTTACCGTACTCAAGCGAATAATCTTTGCCATCTTTTTGCATTTGATTAACATCTGCAATTGACTGCTTAGCATTTTCACCACCTGTAATTAACAGGTTTTCAGTACGTTTGTAGCTATCTTGTAAGTCGGTAGCAGTCTTGATACCTTTACCAACTGCGGCAGCTACCAAGCCAAGTGAAGCCACACCTGCAAAGCCTAGTGTCGATAAAGCACTATTAACTCCACCGATTGACTTGCGTAAGCTGCTTGAACCATTCTTAACGTGGTCAAAGCCTGTCCGAATACCAGCCAAACCTGTTTCATGAAATCTCATGGTGGTACTGGTATCTTTTGAAGCAGTTTTCTTTTCACGTTCAATCTGGTTTAGTTTTTCACTTGCCTGTGTAGTATTGGCTTTAACATCAAACTTTGTGTCGGACAAATGCTTTAGATCTTCATACGTTGAACGAATACCTTTCAGTTTGCTTTCAGCGTTACCTGTTACGCCAAACTGGAAATTTGTTCTATATGTTGCCAATTATTTATTCCTCCTTCCCACAAAGAATTTCTTGAACGCTTCCGCTTGGAGCTGTTCAGTCGTTTTTTCATCTGACGTATCGTCGAGGTGAATTTTACGAATTTTTTCTTGTTCTTCTTGAAAGAATTTCTGTACAGCGGCTTGCGATTTAGAGCTAGATTGCTCGTCCATCTCAACCATGAACGTTGGACTGATAAATAATTGACTGGCGATATACTGGTCATTGAGCATTTTCAGCTCGTGCCGCTCTTGCCCTTCAATCATTGCGTCCAAAAGGTAAGGAGATAATTGGTCAAATTCAGTAACGCTAGTTATGCCCGCTCGTTCTCTTGCGATTGCGAGACTGTCTCGGTAACCCCTAGCTTCTTGTCTAGTTGATTTAATACCCAAATCGAGTTGTCCAGCGTGCCTTGCAATTGTTGCTTGGCGCTGTTTAATGCTTCCATTTTCTTGGTGTATTCTTCCAACTTGCCCGCCTTTGCGTTCTTGGCTGGTTTGGTTGGTTCCACAAGCGAGTCCAAACTTTTCTTTGAATATTCTTGAAGTTTCTCGAAAATATTCCGCCACTTTTTCATCGCTAACCTGAAAAAACCCTCACTAGAAATATCAACTAAAATTTGTGCACTCAATTCGTCTGGATCTGTTTTATCGAATAAATCAGATACCGCTTCAAATGTATCGTCAAAAGTTGGTTTAATGTCGAGATATGCTAAACCACCATAAAGTGCTTTCACGATTGCCATTGGGTCAGAATTAACCAAGCCAATAAATAAGTTGTCGTAAACATCATCATCTGTATCGACACCTTCGCCTTTGAATTGGTCTCGCCAAGTTTTTAAGCTGGCAAAGTTATATTTGATTGCTACTGAATTACCGTTCATTGTTAGATCCATTTTTAATTTCCTCCTAATTAAAAAAGTGGCAGACAAATTAATGTCCGCCACTTTCGTTCATGGCTTTAAAGCCTAAATATTTTATGAAGCTATGAAGTCAGCCTCATCACCGTTTGCCGCTACGGACAAACTAGATGGATCGTTAACTGTGTGGTGTTGTTGTTGTGCCACCAGCCGTACTACCAGCCGCTGCATATTGTTTAGCAGTTGGAGTTTTAGCGCTAACTTCGTCAGTGGTTGCTCCACCGACTTCTGTTGGTTTTAAGAACTCGTATAATGCTTGAGCATTGTCAAATGCGCCATCTTCAAATTCGGTTTCTGAAATACTACCGTCTTGAGCATAGCCTTGCACTTCAAATGCCAAACTAGCTTGCATAATTCCAGCAAGTCCTTCTGTGTTTGGTAGTGTACCGATAATCGTTTGTGAATATTCACATTCAGCAACGCGAGCACCCTTTTCACCAGAAACACGGTTCAAATTTAATCGATATAAATGAACTGGGATATTGTGTCGCCAAGCCATCTTCATATCTTGATGAATACCGTCATTAACTTGGAAATAAGCTAACACGGTACGTTGTTGGTTTGCAGAACCAAGTGTTTTAATTGCCACCGTTTTGGTTGCGGTAGTTGTAACCGTTTTGGTATTAGTACCAGATGTTGCACCCTCAAGTCCGAAAATCTTCGCCTTTTGGTCTTTTGCCCAAGTATCGAGCTTGTATGCATAGATGTATTTGTCAGACATATCTGGCGTTACTGTGGTTGTTAATAAAGTACTATCAGCCATAATTAATTCCTCGTTTCTATTTAGTTTGTATTTGATAATTCAATTCGATATATGCATGCCACAATTTAGTTGACGTTGTATTGTCGGCGACAGGGCTTGGAGCACTCATTGAACCACGCACGTAAAGACATGGATATTTGGATAGTTGCAAAGCTTCAAGCATTTTAGTTGCCTTGTCGATTGTGTTCATGAGTGTTCCACTCTCATCACGGGTGAAATATAAGTCAATCCTTGTTGAAAATGTCGATACTGGTACGAATTTGTACAAAACCGTATCGAGTTCTTGTGGCATTTGAATAATCGCTTGTGGGTATTCCAGTTGTAGAGTAGCTTCGTCTTCCGCTTCAAAGCCTTGCAACGTTGTAGGTACTAACTGTTTCATGACTTTAATTTGAGATTTAACTAGATCTAATCTAGGTAATATTTCCGCCAACTACTCCACCTCCCACTTGATTAACGTATTGTTCCAGCATTGCTGCTGATTTTGCTTGCATAATTTCATATGCGTTTTTGATATATGGTTTTGGTATCGGTTCTAACCGTGTACCGTCATGAACGAAACCACCATATTCGGTTTTCCCGTCTTTCGACACTGCGTCTGGATATACTTCAACTTTATTGCCAGCTTCATGTACCCCAATCGAACGCATTAAGTTTCCGGTTGGAATATAACGTCCATGACCAACCATTTCTCGTTCTTGTATTTTAGCAACTATTGAAGCTTCAACAGCCACCGAGTGAACAAAGGCTGGACGTGTGGCAGTTACTTTGTTCTTCATTGCCTGTACGTATCCAGCTTCTTCCCTAAGCCCCATTGAATTTAATTCGTTGCTAATCGCATTCATACGTGCTGAATAGTGGTCAGACGACTGATATTCGATCGTCGGTCTTATCTTTCTGCCTACTTCTGCCCAATCAGTCATGAACCACACCAGCTTTCGAGTTGAAACAATAAAAGGCGGTGTCGTGACCGTGTCGTCTTTTCAACGAGATATCATAAACCACGCCTTTGTTGGTTGTTGTGTCGTACTCGCCCACGAAAGCAATCTTGTCAGCCAAGCTAGATCCCGACACGATAACAGTAATTGCGTCATTGTATATCTTGTTATTGAACAAAGCCTGTTGACTTATCCAACCAAGATTATTAACCTTGCAGAATGCTTTCGCCTTGTGTGTGATTACCGTTTTAGTATCTAGTGTGTCTGGGTTCTGTTGTTTCGTTTCAGTTAACAAATATACATCTCTATATTCAGTCATACGAACGAGCCGACCCCTTTCGTGCGCTAGCACCGTTGACCGCTTCTTTGTTGTCCATGTATGAATTAAGTTGCGTCATATATGGAGCTAACTCATCAACGTTCCATGTATCCGAAATGCCTTCTTCGCTTGATTGTGTTTTGCCTTCGTTTCCACGCTTGCCAAACTTAGCTAATGCCATTTCAGTAACGACACCGCTTAATTTACTTGGCAATTGGTCAAACTGTTCAGCACAATATAATGCCACTGATTTAGAAGCAAGTTTGATATACAGACTCAAACTGGCTAACTTTTCAGTCGCCAACTCGTCTGTATCACTCATGCCAATACCAGTTTTAACATCCGCAAGAATTTCATCTTGAACCGTTAATTTATCCATTCAGACCACCGTCCTAACTAGCAGTTGAGCTTGCTGGGCCGGCACTTGAAGCTGGGTCAGCTTCTTGAACTGTAACAGCCACCGTGGCGATGAACGCTCCACTGGTTGCAGTAACCGTGGCAGTACCAGCCTCGACAGCGGTAATCGTACCGTCAGCTCCAACTGTGGCAATTGTGTCATCGCTTGATTTCCAAGTGGTTGCTTTGACAACATCTGCACCGTCAGTTGCGTTTGCTGGGTCAGCAGTTACTGTGATAGCCTTAGTTGCTCCAATCTTAATTGAAGCAGTTGCTTGACTAGCCTTGATACCAGTTGTTGCAATAACTTTCTTAATTGTTACGGCTGGGAAATCGACTTTATCACTTTCTTTGCCATCTTCCGTGAATGAACCTTTAAATGTGCCCGCTGGATAATCACCGTCATCTAACGCCACATGCACGAGAGTTGGATCACTTCCTAACAATTCTTCGCCTTTATAGACGTTTAATGTTTTCGTCATGTTAGTAGCTCCTTTCTATTCCGCCTTGAAATCCGCTCCATAACCATTGGCGGTTACCGCGAGATTGGTTGGAGCTACTATTTTCCCGTAACAGGTGTAGCTGGTTCAACCTTTTCAGCATTGATACCAGGCACATAGAATTTAGGGTCAATTTTGAAATCATACTTAACTGTTGCGATGTTACGTGGGTCGCCTACAACGTTGAATAATGAAGTAGCCGAGCCTGTGAATGTATCAGCACTCAAACCAACGACCTTGGTTACGTCATTGAATGAAGTACCCTTTAATTGCATAGCAAGAACACGACGGTTAATGATTGCGTCTTGACCACCGTTACCGAGAGCGTCCCGAGTATTTTCAACAGCGTTTTGTGGACTTGCAAGAGCATATCCAACCGAGCCATTGCCAGTAATATATGCGGTAGTAGTTCCATCAGCTTTGATTTCGATAGCGTCATCAGTAACTAATTGAATACCGTTATACGTGTTGATACTTTCACCACCAATAGAAGATTGAATGGTATCGATTAAGTTAGCTGCACGCATAGCCATAACCGTTCCAGAGTTAACAACAATTTTAGTCAACGAAGGAACAGCAACATCACCCATTCGAGCAATAGCGGCAAGAAAATCACCAGCAGATAATTCAGCGGGTTTAGCAATCCCATAACCTTTGACTTCTTGTAAGTCAGCATTCAAGAAAGTGTTATTCAAAACAGCAATCAAGAATTGGTTATCTTGTTCGGCCCAATATTGAGCAAAACCTTGTCCAATTGCTTCATAATCTGGAGCACCAGTTGATAAGCGCCCAAAGTCAGTCGTACCAAATGCTTGTGCTTGATAGACCTTCGGAGCTTGTGCACTGGAAGTAGTTTGGTGGTTAACTTTAATATCGCTAGTATCGCTGTAGACTTGTGGCTTACCACTCAATGTGTTAATTGCTGGTAATGTTGCAAAAGTACCACCAGCCAATAATTGACTACCGATAAATGCGTCAGAAGTTAAAATTCCGCTTGTGAGTAAACGGTTAGTTTTTGTAGTTTGTTCAATAATGTAATCAAGGAACACTGTTGGTTCAATCAGATTACTTTTTGCAGTTGTGCCGTTAAATTGTGGCATGTTAGATCACTCCTATTTTTTAAATTTGTGTACTAAAAAACCGACTAAGATTGTTTCTTTAGCCGGTTGTATTCGTCTGGGTCATCTTGGAATAGTTGTGATTTTTCATCTAGCGATAAATTACTGAACTTCTTTTCAGTTGAGGTATTAGTGGCATTGCCTGTTTTAGGTGGAGTACCACCAGCTAATTTTTCATCAACCTTAGTTTGTGTGGTGTTATTAATGATTTCAGCAACTTCCGTTAAGTTGGTTGTCGTGTTTTCATCAGTATCACCCACGAACTTGTTAGCTAACTCAATTGGCAAGCCTAGTCTTTGAGCTTCAATCTTGGCAAAATCTAAACGGTCTCGTTTAGCCATTTCAGCTTTCAAATGTTCCACACTCTGTTTTGATTTATTCAATTCTTCCTGTGCTAATTGGTCGGCTGTTAACTTAGCCTTTCGTTCCCGTTCATCTAATGCCTTTTGCAATTTGTCATCAAAACCATCTTCTAAAGCCTTTTGAGCTTTTGAAGCCTTATCTCGTTCCTTGGCAATTGTTTCGTTGATTAACTCATTAACCTTTGCTTGTTGCTCGTCTGAAAATTCTAATGTGGAGTTATCGTCTGTCGAACCGCTATTTTGGTTAGATCCATCATCTTGTCCCGGCTTGTTTCCATCATTTTGTGCAGCGAAAGTTTGTAGATTCATTTTCATTTTATTCATAGATATTCCCTCCGTTTTACGCCCGTCGGCTAATTTCCGACTGTTCTTTAAAGTCTGCTTTCGTCAAAAGACCAAAATAAAAAGACAACGATTAATTGTCCTTGATAAATCTCACTAAATCACCAGTCTTGAAAACACTTGTTTCAGTATTCTTACCCATTGGTAATTCATTAATTTCAATGTTGATACGCTTGTGCCCTTTAACTTCTTGAACCACAACCGCCACGTTATCTAAATCAACCACATCAATTTCATTCAGTACCTTTTTTAGTGTGTCGATTAAATTGTAATTAGTTAATCTATATGTTCGCTTCATTCATGTACCCCACGAAATCTTCTCTGGCTATTTCTTCAATATCGCATTGGCAATTAACGTGAAAAGGTGGAGCAGTCGAACCCACTTCAAACTGTGTCATCAAGAACGTTGTTCCGTCCATATCGATACAGGCTGGGCACGGGTGTGATGAACCAATTAACACCATATACGCATATGCCCCGCGGTTCTCTAATTCAAGATACTTAGCGTTGGTGTACGTATATGAAGCGTGAGTTCTCAAGATTGCATTAGCTCGACCAAGAGCCGCTTTGCCTTTCGTACCTTTGCCAGTGAACGACTTAGCCAATTGCTCGGCGAAATCTTGTGGCGCTTGTTTATTTTGAACAGCAGTATCAACCAAGCCTTGAACCTTTCGCATTAGTTGCAAGGTATCTTTATTGATTGAGCTTTCAGCAGTTCCAAAGATTGCGTTAGATCTAACTATTTTGTTAATGGCTTTTTCAGTTAGCTTAGGTGTGTACTGTTTGCCACTGCCTAAATAAACCTTAGTAGCCATTGTTCGTTTAAATTCGTTATCTCTAACCAGTTGTGGTATTGCCTTAGTCGTTTCATCAACTAACCGTTTTCGATATTCTGCTAGGTCAACAATTGGTAGCATACTTTGAGCCTTAGCTAAATCAGCAACCGACTTTATCTTTTGCTTGGAGAAAGCAGATTGAATTAATTGCTTGCCACTTTTGGAACTGTTTCGATAGGTACGCTTTAATTGTTTATTAAATGCACGTATATCACTCGAATTGGCTCGCCTAGTATAACTAACGTCAGAAGCTAGTAAAGCAGCTAATATGGCAGCTATTTTAGCTTGTGTGGCATTATACTGTGCTTCCTGTTCCTCGGCTTTATCGTCAGATCGGTTATATACGTCTTTAGCGCTTTGCGAAAATGTTGGCATTATTCATCATTCCCAACTTTTGATTGGCTACTGTCATTAGTATCGTTTGGTTTGTTAACATCCGGTTTGTCATTGAACACGCTCTCGTCCACATCTTCTGGCGCTTCATCATCAAGTCGTCGTGCTTCTTCTGGTTGCTTAACTCCAGTAACGTTTGATACGTACCCTTGAATAGTTTCATCCGAAATTGCACCAGTGCTTTTCATTGCTTGAGCATTGGCAATAATCTCACTATCGTTCTTAGGCAGGTTTGGAGTATAGATAGGTTCAATATTATTGACTAGGACTTCATCTGAAATATCGTTATGGATAAACCAATAGTGTGCGTTCAATCTCAGTCTACGCATTAAGCCTTTAGTAAATAGATCATTCTGATTTTCTCGTACTTGGTCAGAACCGAATAGTTTGTAACTCATTGCCACACCGCTTGAGTTGCCACTAAAATTATCGTCAGCAACGTTAGGTGTGTTGGTATCCGTGTAGATGTCGCTAGTAATCTGGTCAATATACTTCTGCCAATCATCAGCGGGCAATTCACGAGTTAAGTATTCAGCGCTCGTTGGAACAACCGTTACTCCACCATTAGCGTTGTTGATAATAGATGGTTTCAGATACAGCGTTTTCGATAGCGTTTCGACTAATGGGTTACTATTGTCAATCTTCATAATTGGTTGACCGTCAGCGTCAAAAGTCTGTTTGCCGTCACTATCCAGCACGGGGACTTTGAGTTCCTTGGGTATGTCAATATCGCCATTAATAACCAAGATAGCGTTGCTAAAATCTTCAACACTGTTTGTCATTTCTGACAAGGCTTTATCGTATGCGTCAATGTTATCCAAATCAGCTTCCCAATCGCCCAATCGTTCATCATTATTCACATACTCGGTAACAGGAACATCACCGAAATAGTGTTGTTCTTCGGTATCTTGCACTAATTCAGTACCAACCGTTTCAACTGGTTTGTAGGTAATAACTCTATCCTTGGTATATGCGGTAACATAGAACTGCTTGTTATTGTTGAAATCAACCATGTAATAGTTAACTGCAAACAATGCGTTCATTTCTGGCGAAGTGTCATAAACCACGAACGTATTAACCGGATCTAAATTCATCAACATCAATTCTGGAACAATCTTCACATCAGTTTTCAAATTACCGAAAATGTTGTGTGAATATTGCGGTACTTCATTCGATTTAATATAGCTTAATTCATAAGCTCGGCCGGTAACCGACAGGTTCTTTTTCAGCTTCTTGTTGTGTGCTTTCTCATCAACACTTGAATTATATTGGATAAGCGTATCCATTAACTTATCCGAATTAGTCGTGTCGTCATTGCCATCTGGTGAACTGTATTCATACTTCACACCTTTTGACATTGAATAGCCCACTCTGGTATCTGTTATCCGTCTAGGGTGTCCACTTGCTATTCGGTTATCAGCTCGCTTGGCACTCTTGTCGGCACGCCAATAATGAATATCGTTATCACCTTCGTAATATCGTTGAAGCGTGGTAATACGTGGAACTTCACGGGTGTAATGGTGTTCAAGGAACAACTCAACCAATTTAGTTAAGTTATCCCCGTCAGCATATTCACTGGCTGGCACTCGATAATTCTTGTTAGCTTCAATATCGAAACGCAAGCCGCCGTGTAACATTCTGATACCCGATTTATTCACACCATACGGAACACTGGCATAATACGACTGTTTATCATCACTATTAGTTGACATCTATTTCACTCCTTTATATCAAGCCTAGGTTGGCTAGTGTTTTAGTTTGATTGGTTCTGTTAGTACTTGTGTCTTCTTTTAAAATGTATTTCTCAATTGAATATCGCCAAGCATCCATAAAGTGATTATTTAGATCCACTGGTTTATTCAGCCATTTACCATTTTTATCTTGGTCAAACACGTAAGTGTTGAACTCTTGAATAGCATTCGTACATTTTGGTAATATGTGAACTTTGAACCCTTGTAAGAAGTTGATACCTGTCATAATGCTATCGTTACCTTTCCAGCTACCTTGAATACGTCTAACACCTTTATTGCGTAACTCGGCAATCAATCTAGGCTCGGCACTATCAGCATATATTTCAGATTTCAAATACTGGTTTTCGTCTAACCACTTGTAAATATCGTCAGTTAACATGGCTTGACCGTACAGTTCATCAAAGATATATATATCTTTCGTATTCATGTTGATTGCGCTAGCACTAAACGTTGTCGGGTCATGAGTGAAACCAAAGTCCATTCCATAACATGTTCCAGTCGATTGCTTAATGACTTCTTGAATATCAAAATCTTCAACAATGAAGTTCTCGAACACTAGTCCTTCTGCTATTCCCCACTCGCCATCACAAACAATACGAGCACGTCTTGGGTTGGTTCGGTATAGATCTAAATATCTGTCCTTATCATCTTGACCCAGCCACTCGTTAATTCTGAATGTAGTTGTGTAACTCCACGTATTCTTTTTTCTAGTGGCTTCATCAAAGAATGTAGGCTTGAGCCAGTGTTGGTCGCTCCAAGGGTTAAAGGTAATCGTTACCTGTTTGAAAAACTCTGGGTCGTCATAAATACCACGAATACTTTCAACCAACGTTTCCATCTTGTCAGACGTTTCAATCTCGTACGCTTCTTCCAACCATACCCAACTCAATATGCCAGTGGTTACAGTTGTTGATGTTATCTTCAATGGGTCATCTAACCCACGAAACAATATCTTTTGACCAGTTGGTATATATGTGATTTCCGGCATACCGTCATTGCACTTAAAAAGACTATCCACATTTAATCTGTGAATAGCCCATTTGAGTTCTGTATAAGTTGATTGTCGATTGGTATTTGAATAACGCCTTACCACAATCAAGTTTGACCACTTATACCGCATTATCCGCCATATGAAATTCAGTCCAGTTGTTCGTGATTTCTTGCTACCACGAGATCCCTTTACTACTCGATAAAAATCTTTATTATTCCAAAATTCGTTATAGCCATGTCCAATGACTTCCGACAGATTAATCTTTTGAGTTTCCATATCCATCTATGTCATCTTCCTTCGGCACGTCATTAACAAACGTAATTCGTTCAGTTGAACCTGTATCATCAATTAATTTAGATTTCTTTTCTGCTATGCCAGCTTCTGCTTTGGCACGCCTAATATTTTCACGTACAAGCTGTTTATCTTCTTTACTCTGGTCGGCATACTTTTCTGTCCAGTTGTGTTTCAGATAGAAAATCATGGCAGTTACGTTGCCTTGCATTGCGGTCGTAAGTAGTTTGTTCTCAACTTGAAAATTAACGTCCTCTCGACCTCTTTTAATAGCCTGCAATATCTGCACGTGTTGTTTTTTCCAGTACTCCAACGTTCGAGCACTAACACCCATTTTCTTGGCTATTTCTTCGTCAGTAAGCCCATCACGTTTCCAACCTTGAATTAACACAAGCCCTTCTGGTTCTATCCATTTTCCGTATCTGGCTTTCGCCATAAAATCACCTACTTCTTTGCCACTTGTCGCTTAATATCATTGGCACTGTTCTGTTCCAATCTACCCTATGGTGTAATCTAAAAAAATTATCGCCCATGGCAGCAACTTTTACTGAACTTGGCTGGCACATTACTGTATAAAATGATTTGACATACGTTCCTTGTGCTAAATAGATAGTCGATAGTCCACCTTTATTGGCTTGTGTTTCCGCTTGATTAATACACGTAGACATAATCGTCATAAATAGATCACCTTGACGACCAAAATTCACATAAGCATTAGTATCTTCGTTGATATTGCCGATAAATTGAAATGGTCTATCTGTTCTACAAAAGAATGCGTTCATTACTTTTCGAGTAATACCTTTTTTAAAATGGCTATTTGCTCCCCCAATGAAATCTCCACCTTGTGCCATTGCTATTGCTTTAGCTGGGGTTTGGTCTAGGTATTGCCACATCATATTGAAAAAGCTATCTAAATCAGTAATGTTAAATTGCTTAAACTTATCTTGTTCCACATAACGCAACCCAAAAGATGAGTAATCGTCATCTAATTCTAAAAAGTGAGTAATGCCTAATTCACCAGCAATTCTGTGCACTTGGTTTCTTGCATACACCACAGAACGATAGTCGTGAAAATTATCCATCACATCAAAAGTGCCATCTGTGTTTTTCTTGTTAAACGTAATTACATTACTACCATAATTGCTGATGTACTCATCTAACTGTTCGTCTTCATCATCAACAATGTAATATATCTCACCTGTATATCCACATCTACGTAACGTTCTTGTGGTTGCTTGTTTATCAGCCCTGCCATGTGTGAGAATAAATACTGTAAAATCATTCATCTTCATCACTTTCGCTTTCAATACGCATTTGATTTAATCTATCCGATAACTGCACATATCCATTTTTTAGAGCGTCATCATAATCAATAATAATTAATGCAGAGTTTTCAAATAGCTTTTGAACTTTCTTGTCTGCATGAGCGTAATACTCGGCAATATCTGCATAGTTGAATTTAATATGACGGGTAGCGGCAGCAGCCAAGAACTCGCTAATTTCATCTGGTAATTCTGCTTTATCAATATCCTTTTTTAATTCTCGATATTTGTCATCATCATATAAAGCTTCGACTGGTGGTTCTGCACCTGTAATTTGATATTGTGGTACATCAACTTTCATTGTATATGGATCATCATCTAAGATTTCTTCTGATTGGTCTGCTTCGGCACTAAAACCAAATTGGTTCATATCCAAATTCATAATTCCAGATAATTCTGAAATCAATAAATTGCTATCCCAATCTGCTAAATCTCCCGTACTGTTGTCAGCTAACCGATAAGCCTTAACCTGTTCATCACTCAAATTGTCAGCAACTAATACTGGTACTTCATCAAGTCCTAATGACTTAGCGGCTTTTAATCGAGTGTGTCCAACAATAATGACGTTATCTTTATCGACCACGATAGGTTGCTGCCAGCCAAACTCTTTAATTGAATTAGCGGTGGCTTCTACTGCGTCATCATTATTCCGTGGGTTGTTTTCGTATGGCGTGATACTGCCAATTGGTACGTTGTTAACTTTCATTTCTGACATTAAATTGACCTCCATCAATTTGTTCCATAATTTGTTTTTTAATTTGTTCTTCACCAGCACAAATTACTCCGTTAATTGGAATTAGTCATCGTTATTCGACTACGACCCAGTCATCAGCTAGCATATCAGTTTGACTAGCTAACCATGGAACTCGATCCATAGGCGCATCAGGGTTGTTTGTCTGTAATCCCGTTGTGTCAATATAAATGAAATCATGCGTCATGACTTCATCAGAGCGGTTGTTTGGAGTGTTTAAAGCATCTCCTCTTTTCAATTTAATGAAGATGCCTTTGCCGTTCCAACCTTTACGTGCAACACAATTACCTCGCTTTAATTCTTCAAGCGCTTCGCCAAAATTCATAATTGATTCCTCCTTTTTCCAAACTCTAGTTTTTTTTAGTTGTTTTACCTTTTTTTGTTTTTTGTGGTTACCCTTG